TTACAGACCCATGACTTGCCGGCACCTGGGACGCCACAGATTAGATAGAGAGTTGGGAGAGTGGTTACTACTGTAGTTTCTTTTTCTTCTAAGTATTTAAAAATTCTACCACCTGCTGTTTTATATCTACCCTTTAAAACCTTAATTATAGTAGACCCATGACAATTATTTTTTTCTGCTGCTTCTTTAATGGATTGATATATCACTCCATTATCGTCTATTACTGGACGTTGTTGTTTTTTGTAAACTTCATCCATTTTAGCTTTAACTTCAGGTTTAGCTTGAGCTTTTTTAACTTGTTCAGAAATATAACGTTTATGTTCTTCTGTTGTAAAAGCTTTTGCTTTTTCAGAAGCAATAATGTGAGCTTCTTCTGATGCCCAACGTTTATTTAAGACATCTGTAATCTTATTATAATACTCAGGGTCTTGCCATCTTTCTTTCATATGTTGAGACATTTCTTGTCTAAGTTCTTCTGATTTCCATCTCTCTTTATGAGAAATAGACATTCGTTCTTTTGTCACCCCTGGAAGACTAGTTCCTAATTTAACTTCTGACATTTTTTGTTTTGTTTCTTCATGAAATTCATAACCACTTGTTCCTCCTGTCATGAGGTTGTAACCATTTGGAAATATAGAATTATATTCTATGATATACTTGCGTTCTAACTTATCTAATTCTTCTTTTGTTGTACACATAGCTAAAACAGAAAATGTAAAATTCTCCTTACCATATTTATTTATGGCTAATTTTATTAGTGGTTGGTATTTTATATTTTTCTTTAGAGAACAATGGGCTTGCCATCTTCGCTCTATTCTCTTTTGAGAAGTCTGCCCCACATAACATTTACCGTTTAAATTGTTTTTTATTAAATAAACGTACATTGCTTTCTCCTTTAAAGCAATTATACCCCATTGTTATTATAGGTAGCTTATCGATGTTTATAAATAAAAAAGGCACCATATAATATGGTGCCCTTTTTAAGTAACTTATTGATATTACTTACCAACGTTCCTCATAACTGCATTAAACTTAGGAGCATAAACAAACAGTGCACCATACATGAGAAGGAGGAATTCGAGAGCAGTTGTTACTACCGCGAGATTCATCTTAGCAAGAGGAGCAAGTTGTTTGAACTTCATGGTTTCAGCGGACATATCCAAGAGGAATGCTTCGCCAAGACCGGGCTTCTTCCATCCAACATCCTTATAAGCAGCCAAGCCAACCTTATAGTTACCGATGAACTGAGCTGTAGAAGCAGCAGCACCGCTAGCAGAACGATACACCTTCATGTACTTCGTTCCAGTAGGAATAAAGGGGATAGTAAGGGTCACTTCTTGTCCAGCGGTCACAGTTACAGCAGTAGCAGTCACAACTGGAGCAGATTCACCAAAGTCATTGACAAAGGTAACCGCATATTTAAAGTCACCAGCAGGGAGAGCAGAACCTGAACCAGCAGCAGCAGCAGTTACAGAAGCACTAGCGATGTTGGGGCAGTTTGCGTTCACGGCAGCAGGGCGAACCTGTTGACGAGGACGGAGGAAGAGGTTGGGTTTAAGATCAACAACACCAGCGGTGGTTGTAACCTTCGATACATCGTAACCCACAGTCTGACCAGAGAGACCTGGGTCAGAACGGAACTGAGGATAGAATTGACGAACGAAAGCAGAGATCGCAATGGGTTCAGCGTGGAACTGCGAAGGAGCACCGAAGTTTTCCAAGCAGCGAACAGCCATTTCTTCAACATCGTCCTGCACGAACGTTGCGCCAGCGAGGTCTTTAAAGATCGAATTGGATTCAGAGCCCCATCCTTCAAAATCAAGAGCACGGAACTGACTGTCAGAGTCGCCTTTGAGAAGCTGCTGGAGCAAGCCGCTCATTGCGAGTGAGTTAACTGGAAGGTCACCAATTGCACCGGTCTGTTTACCAAGTGCGTCCACGAAGTGTGCATGGCCCCAATAGAGCTCGCGTTCGACGTTCTTCAAGAGATCCATCGTTCCTTCTTTTGCCTGCTGAGCAACAACGTCACCAACAGTTGTGCGAACAAGAGTCATCTGGTGTGAAACCTTACGACGCTTGCTGAAGAACGCGATCCGTTGACCGTCGCGTACGTATGTTGAATCTTCTTCCTGCCCTGCTCCGCCTTCACCGATATAGGGAGACGAATCAGAACCGTAACCAACCAAACGGTTGTACTGTTCGAAGAGGTTGTAAGCCTTATCTATAGTGACTGCTGGCCAGAATTTGAGATTCTTCATGTCGAAGGTAACGACTTTGAGTGTCGATTCCAACGATTCAGTCTGAATCACACCACCATACACGAGGTCGGTCGGGCGACCGGCTCCACCGTATCCAGCTGTAATAGCTTTGTTAAGGGCTTCGACCTCAGCCTGGGAGACAATCCCCTGCTCAAGACCTTGCATAATTTGGTTCATTGCGTCGGTATACATGGGTTTATCTCCTCCTTATTTAATACCGTATTTAGTTGCAATTTCTTCAAGATCCGACAAGCCGCCGAGTTCCGCACGGAACACATCTTCAGAGGCCACCGGTTTTCCAGACTTCTTCAAAGTAACGAGTTCATCGAGAACCTTTGATTTAGTGAGAGGTTGTGACTCTTCACTCTTAGCCAAGGGTTGAATCGATTTAAAAGTAGATCCGCGAGCAGGAACTGGAGAATCAGCGAGCTTTTTCACAAGCGACGTGATTTCTTCAAGCCGAGCTTCGATAGGTTGAATACGAGCGTCAATGGACTTTTTAATTTCCTCTTTCTCCTCGAGAACCCCCTTCTTCATTGCGTCGCGTTTAGCACAAGCTGCTTTAAATGCTTCTTCTGCCTTAGCGCATTCTTGTTCGGCCTTTTCCATTTCGTCTTCTTCGTCTTCTTTTTCCTCTTCTTTATCTTCTGCCTTTTCAGCTTTTTCCTCTTCCTTTTCCTCTACCTTCTCTTCATCTTTCTCTTCGTCTTCCTTCTTAGCCACCATCTCACCGTTGGCTTTGTTGTCGCCAAGTTCGATCTCTTCAGCATCAAATCGACCTTTCTTCAAGGTTTCGATTTCCGCTAGAGTCTCGTCGATGAGCTCAGTAAGGCTTTTAACCAAATCGCTCATTTTGAATCCTCCTAAAAGAGATAGATTACTGACCCATGCCAATCAAATCTGCGTGACCAGGAATAATAACTCCGTGAGTAACGAGATTAAGACTATTAGCAAAACGAGCACACACCGCAAGAAGCGTAAACTCGTCGTTTGTGTTGATAGTACCGGTTAGTTTAATCACGTTAGGATTAGCTACGCCAATACCAATGAAAGGAGATGCAGAACCATCAACGCCACCCATGGGTTTCAGGATTTCTGGATCTTCCAAGGTTACAACAACACTACCGACAGTAATGTCAGCAGCACCACGCACCACAACCACGCCCATCTGCTCAAGGTTGCGTTGCATCTTATCCAAAATAAACTTCTCGTTCGCCATGTCTCTTCTCCTTCTAGTTAAATTGATAGACACGTAGATTAACTCTATCAGAGTTCACTAGTTAAACACAAGCGTTGATTTTACTACAGTTTTAACTTGTGCCGCTAGTTACCCCAACAGCTATGGTTATACCTACTTTACTTATTATGTTTACTTTAGAGATTTGGTGGGATTTTTAGTTACTCTTTAGTAAAGAACTTAGCCAACGTATCAAATGGGTATGCTTTACTACAATGACGACATCTTACTTGATACCTCATATAGATGTTACTTTTACCACAACTTGGACACTCTATCTCTCTATTTTTAAGACCACTATCTAGTGCTTCTGTTTGAAGAACTTGTCCACCTGTTTTATCTGTAGGTGAACCACCACCGAATCCAGCTGTTAATGCTTTTGCTAAATCTTTTATCTTCTCTACGTTAGAGCGAATTTTAGTTTCAGATAAAACATCTGCAACCTCAATAAACGATGGGACATCGTCTCTAGCGAAAGGAACAAGTGATTTTATAAGTGCTTCGTCGGCTGCTGGATTTAAAGATTTTTTTAAATTAAGACCTTCGACTAGTGTTGCGTTGTTAGCTGGAACAAACGTAAGAGCTACACCCTTAAGTTTAGTCCTCTTTAATAGAGATTCATCTTTTTCACCGCGCTCAACTATGCCACCTTCTACAGAGGCCTTTAACTTAAGTGGAGAGTCATCTTTATGTTGGTGTCTTAGGATTGCTGCTGTTGCTTTAGCGGAGCGATGATCGCCATCGTCATCGTACAGTTTTCCCTTGACATAAATATATGGGGCTTTCACTTTATTCCAAAAATAAGTTTGACGCTCATCTGAGCAGTCTTCTGGTCCAAAGATTTTCTTAGCAAAAGTAATGCGCCCTAAGACATCTGGCAACTTATTAGAGTGATTATCGTTAAGGTAACCGCGACCCGCTTCAAGCTCAGAAATATCGCATCCCTTAACGTCAAGTATTTCACCTTGAACATCACGAAGTTGACTACCAGCTATCATATCTATTTCTGTAGACATTATATTACTCCTCTTCAAATTCTATTGTATCAGGAGTCCACTTTCCGCTTTTTGATCTATTCTCTTGAAACCACAATGGTTGTAAATTAGTGTAATGATTCGCATCTTTTAAACTTTGACTGTTATTCCAATCAAATGCTGCTAATGGTTTTACATGATCTATTTCCCATCCATTTTTTCCATAGTTGTCCCATGACATTCCAGGTTGAAACTTTGACTCTAAGTATTTAATAAGTTCATCTTTAGAGCATCCTAGTGCTTCTTCTATGTGTTTAGCTTGCGTTTTATTCATTCCTCTCTCTTTTAAAAACATCTTAAATCTATAAGAAATATTTCTAACTATATGATACTCTTTAGGTTGAGAATATCTCCATTTATTTTGTTGAGCTGTAACCTTATCTCTATTCTTCTTTCCCCATTCTCTTTGATATTCAGCAAACTCTTCATTATGTTCCTTATGCCAAGAAGCAATACGTTTATTGTTACACTCCTTACATGACGAGTATAAACCATCTTTTTTCTTTTTATCTTTAATAAATTCTGTTATATCTTTAGTCTTGTGACACTTTGAGCATTCTTTTTGCATAACCACCTCGTTTTAAGACGATTATACTGTGGTTATCATCTCACCAAAAAATGCGGGTAGGTATAGTTTTTCCGTGAATTTTGAATAAACCTTGACCAGTTTGAGCTCTCTGAATATAAGAGGCCTCTAACCTTTTTTCTATAGATTCTTCTGGTTCACCACCCTGTAGTGCAGATAAAAAATCATCCGCACTGAAACCTAAACCCTCTTCTAGCTGGTCTTGGTCTTCGGTGTCACTATCTGAAATGGATTGTTCTTGATCGTCATCTGCGATAGCTTCGCTTAACTTACGAATTGCCTCTAATTCATTCGCAGTATATCGTTTCATCTTCAACTCCTAACCTATCGTCAATTATACGACCGCCATCTAGTTCCTTCTTTATTTCTACTACGAATTTAGCTGACTGAAGTTTCTCAGTTGCAGCGTCGGCGGTCTTTTTCACTGTATCGACCGATAGATTTAGGAGAGCAGCTATTTCTGCATCATTTTTAGGGGATTCTGAGAGGAATTTAGCTTCGTACACAAACCAGCAGTAACATGACATCTGGTCTTGTATGGCCCAAGCGCATGGCGTTGCTGTTTCTTCTTCCTCAGGGGTTGGCTCACGACCTAAAGAGCGCATCCACTTTAGACGCTTAACAGCAAGTGGACACCAGTGATCTGGTAGCGACTTGAGTTTACGTGGGCATCTATTTTGAAAGCGCTCTTCTAAATCAGACACATAAACCTCATTCTGCTGGTTTAACACGGACACCAAGTAGTGTTACTACGTGTTTAACCCCACTAAGTTGTACTTCAACAACATCACCGACAGTTTTATTTATCAACCCATCGATCAGTTCTTTACTTCCAGTTTCACTTAAAAGAACCTTAGATCTAAAAATACCTTTATCTTCTGCTTCGTCTGGAGTCTTTGAGGTTATGATCACTACATCTGAAGCTGATGTCACTGTGTTAGCCTCTTGAAAACCATTATCGATGTCGTCTTTTTCCGAGGCCTTAGTCCAATCCTCAAGTTTCATTGAATCCGAAATCTTTGCTACATCTTCTGCGTTTACGTTTAACAATTTCTGTGTAGCAAGGAAACGGTATTGAAAGTCATTGAACATACCTGTAAGATTTTTTGCCTCTCCACCGAGATTAACTAGGTTGTCCATAAGCTGCTTAAGCATAGCCTGATTGATACGCATGGCCATGTTTAAATTCTCAGTTTGCTTTTTAAGTGCCTCTATCTCTTGTTCTAGTGTTTTAACATCTTTGTTTGTGTTTCTAATTTCTTGCGTAATTTTCATGTGTCCTCCTAATTATTTATAAAGATCTGTCTTAATTAAACTACCTAAATATGAAATATGTTTTCTTCTATACTCTTTTACAGGGATATTTTCTGGACGATGTTTAAGGATACAGTCACGAGCAGGTATTGGATTAGTTTTTAATGTTAAACCCTCTACATCTGTCAAGAGTAAATAAAAAGGTTCCGAATTACACCAAACCTCAACAACCCTCATATCACATTCACCAAGCACATTGATAACTGTCACGATATCACCAACCTTAAAGGTATTTTTCACTTACTCCTCCAGTTCATTACTTTTTCTTGTGGGCCTGTTTGATGAGTGTCTTAAGGAAAAGAATCTCGTCTTCTGAGAATACAGAGGGATTAGGTGTTGTCATACCTATTAAATTAGAAAGTTCACTGTTTAAAAATGTCCGTATCTTATTCTCAATGACATCGTAAAAGTTACCCTTTTTCTTAATAATCCTGGTTGACAAAATATCATTGATGGTGTTAGCCTGTAGGAGGCGTTTCTGTTCTGGTGTTAAATCTGTTTCTACTGCCTTTTTAAGCTCAACAGTCTTAATGTCTTCTGTTTTTTCAGCCACCTTCTCTTCTATAGAGGGTGCTTCTACCGCCTGTGCTTCGGGTGGTTTCACGTAGTCTAAAAGTGTGTGTTTCACGAAGCTATATTTATAGACAAGCGTAGCATTGTAAAGTCTACCAGCTTGTATAAACTGAACCTTTGTAAGCGGTTCTTTATTCTGTACACATCGATTCCAGTGTTCTTCTGTGTTTGGGTCATGCATTAGGACATATTGTGTATCGTTTTGCTGCTCGATTTCCTTAAGAACTTCAAAATCTTCTTCAGATAACTGAGGTGGACGATTGTAAACGTGACTCCATATTAATTCACCGTAAGCAGATCTATCCCAAAAAACGTCTTTACCTGTTTTAGAAACGTACAGTTCAATCATCTCGTCTAAATAACTAGGGCCACTGTAGCCAGGTTGGCTGTACTTCTTATCTGGAGCAGATAAGTGAATGACTTCGTATCCTTGTTGTTTGTATATCTCTGCTACAGTTGACTTGCCAGAACGGTCTAAACCTTCGCAAATAATCCAAGTCATATTATGCCTCGTTTGATTTTATAGATTTACAGGTATTTTATACAAAATCAAACGAGATAACAGTCTTATTCTTTGTCGTCTTTAGCATAGACATTTATTGGGTTTGCTATGACTTTGCCACCTATGTTAGTAGAACCAGTAGCACCAGCTTCTTTTGCTATATCTTGTAATGATCTTGGTGGTTGTCCCGCTGCTACAGCTAAGCGAGCGTGCTCACTTCTTGTTGTAGCAACCTCGTGATCGTGTTTCTCTTGTTCGCGGGCCTCTTGTTGTTGCTGTAATTGGTTTTGCTGTTCCATCTGTTGTTGTTGCATGGCCTCTTGTTTCTTCATATTGCTAATCGTTAATAGCATTTGCTGCCACGATGCAAACATTGAGTCGCCTGGGATATACTGAAGTTCCGGTCGTTGTGAAGCCCCAACATCACCAAAAAAGGTTTCACGAATTTCACCGCGGGTCATGTTCTTTTCAACCATAGCCCAGAATGACTGATTAAGTGGTAACTTAGCAACCGGATGATCTATTTCTTTCTTCTCTTCCCAGCGAAGCAGATCATTCATGGATGCAAAGGTTGTCATTTGACCCTGACGAAGTGCTAAATCTGTTTGAGCTGTTTCATCAGTATAGCCGAAAAATTTAAACCTATACTTTTGAGCAAAAACAGGGTTAAGAACTGGAACTATGTCGTTGTTTATGACATCTTCAATAAACATTAAAATAGGAATAAGTCCGCGTTCCCTGGAGTAAGTTATCTTAAACTGACCAGACTCTTTAGCTTGAGCAGCACCACGACCATTAGCAGATGTCAAATAGTCTAAACCAACCTCAATAGGGTCAATTTGGAATTGAGAGCAGATTGACCTCATAATATGGGAGTTGAAGTTGATATACTCCATTTCGCGAGCACTACCGCTCATGGGTATCCATTGGACTTCATCTAGACCAGAAACAATCGGGGTTCGCCATGCATTGTTTGAACCAGAAATTGTGTTATAAAACTGGCGCCTAAACGAGGCTAAAGAGTTCTGTGTAACCGTCCCCTTTAAGTGTAAAATTCCGCGAGCAGCGTAGCCATGGGTAAAGTAGTTAGAGTTATATGCTTCTACATTGAGATGGTTGGTAATCATAATAACAGCTTGCTCAACCATCGATATAGAGTAACCGTTAGAATCTGGGAAATTCTTTGGATTAAAGAGTCGGAAAACCAAGTCCTCATCACCAAATGCGGCTAATGTCCGACCATCAACAGACATTTGAACGTACTTGTAATATTCGATTGGCGGTTCGTTAAGTTGACCGTCACCTGTTGGGTCGTTATCTGATCGTTTGCGTTTATACTGCGTATTAGCTGTTTTAACCTGTTCAGACATAACATCACGGTTTACAGTTGGATTGACACGATACACTGTTTCAGCTGTCAATGGACGAAAACGGTGCAGCGTTCCACCTCGTGTTAAAACCTTTTCTATAGCTACATGCCCAAAGGTTAAAGCATCTGCGGTTACAAGTTTAACGAAGTCACCAAAAATCATTTCTTCGCCTTTTGGTGTACCGTCTAATCTACCGCAGTTAGATATAAAATCTTGAAGTTGTTTTATGTTGATGTTATCTTCATCTGAAAGTTCTGAATTATCTGTTTTAATGAAACGAAACCCCATGTCGTACTTCTTCTCTTGAGGACGAGAGAAGCGTAGAACAGTATCGCCACGTATCTGTAGGATGGTATTTACGAGCCAGTCGCGTATTGTGATATCGCGTAGGGTTTTGTTAGCAATACGGTTTGTTTTACCCTTAGTCAAAAAGAAACCGCTGCTAGTCTGATCGTAGTAGGGATCAGTTAGAATTGCCTTGCTTTGAATGAGTTCAGCTTTATCCTCTGTTTTAGCTTCTTTTGTTGGGTTCTCTAATTCAGACCACGTCATCTTAGTAACGTCATCTTTTACTGAATCAATAATTGATTTTTTAAGGTCTTCAATCCAGCCCATGTTGTTCTCCTGAAACAGTATGTGGTTTTATTCTACTCTATCCAACTACGATTAAGTAAAATAATGCACATCTCTTCCGATTCGTTAGTTCTTCTTTATCTTTTTCCATTATCAACCTAACATAAAGATAATATTACATAATCCACATAAATCCGCCAGAACCATCAACCTCTTGCTCAGGTTCTTCAAGTTCAGATAAGCGTCCTATTTTACCTAAGTTATCGATATTAACTTCATTATTAAAAGGTATACTGTATATCTTAGCATATTCTTCTGCCGTCGGGACCTTTAAAAGATCACCAGATGGAGTGATAACTTTAGAAATATCCACATCTATGCCAGAACTCATTATAACCTGGGATTTACCAAAAAGAGACTGAAAAACATACCTAAGTGCATCTAACCAGTGATCATTTTCGGTGTCTGGATCTTCTGTTATTTGACCAGCAGAATTTGTCTTATAGTGGTACAACTGAAACTCTTTCATTAATGGTTGACAAGTTTCAGAAGCTAAGAAAATCTTTGGTTCTGCAGTCATTGGGGCCCTAAGCCACTTTTTAATAACTTGGATACCTGTGCTAATGTTACCCTTATCTACGTTGGTATGAGCTGGTAGACCAGCTTTTTGCATCTCCACAATATCACCAGGATCAGCGGGGTCAGGAAAATATAGTGATGTTCCGTATATTGGATGGTACTTTCTGGCTACATACGCTATCCACTCGGGGTGAGATCGATAAGTGATACCATCACACCTAACTACGTATACGTTTTCTCTATTATCTACACACATGATAACAACTGTATTTGGGTTATGCCAACCAAAGTCCATACCAGCAAAAAAAGACAACCCCATCTTCTTAGCTGTTAAAATAAACATATCGTGATCACAGATTCCTGGAAAATCTTTTCCAGTTAGAATCTTAAACATTTGATTCCACGTCTTAACATGCGTTTTTTCTTCATACTCTTTAAAGATAATGCCCTCTACAGAGGGTTTTAAGTTAAACAACTGAGCAGATGTCCAATCTGGACCTTCAGATAACACCTTTTGTGCTATTTCTGGAACAGACTTAAGCATTGGTGAGGTTGATTTTTGATTCTTAGCATCACCCCGACACCAAGGTAACAGTGGACATTTATTACAGTTTTCAAAGGCTTGCGTTGGTTCGTAATCTGTTCGTTTACTACTCGGTAGCTTTTCCCATTCTTCAACTGTGTATGAAACACCCTCATCAACAGAAACGTAGAACGTTGTCTCCTTTGTTCCAGATCTGGTATCGGGACAACGTTGCATGAATTCTAGAGCGGTCCATCTTCTTACTGTTTTACCGATCTTGTCGGCTGAAGATATCTGCTGCTCCATTAGACCATAGCGTGATTTTCTAGTTGAAATGTTAACACGTAAGGGTCTTTTCCCTCTTTTTGAGTCTAACATACCACTGATATCTTTATAAGCCTTTAAACCCTCACCAGAAATAGTGTCAACCTCATCAACAGTTACCAGCGGAACGTGTGGACCGTTTACTGATTTTAGAGTACACGGAACAATTTCAATCGTGCAGTTTTCGCCCCTAATGTTGAACACGGTTTTTTCTGTGGTATTTTTTTTAAGTATTTTCTGTTCTTCCGGCACCTTAGGTGGACTAACAACCTTTGAAACACGTTCATTTAGAATATACTTCTGAATATAGTCGTAGGCTCTTTTTGCTTGATTTTCAATAGCTCCAACATGGACAACATCCATTTGACCGTGAACAACAGCAAGCAACTGTGCTAAAGAAACAGATACAGTTTTTCCAGAACCTCGACCAGCGACGTATATCAGTTCACGAATGTCATCTGGATTATCTTCTAAAACTGTGATTTTATACATCTCCCAGAGTGCACCAAATGGGTTGGTATCAGCGTACCTGGATACAGTGTGATCAGGTAGCTGTAAATTAAAGAAATACTTAGTAAAGTTTTTAAGTTCTTGTTCTGTTTTACACTGGCGCAAGAATAATTTTTCCATCTTTTGTGGTGAAACTACTATCTGTCCACTAGATGTGTTTTTGGTAACTGTGTTGTGCTGCTGGTTGTTTTGCACCGCAGCGGCTGCCTTTTTCTTTTTAGCAGTTGGATTATCTATAAATTTTTTATAGTGCTTTTTACAGTAACCCTTACAGTAATGTGGATTATTGCATCCAGCAACAGAACAGCCCTTAGTCATTTCATTCCTCTGCCAACTCTGCTAATAAAACAGAGTCATCGTCTTCCTGTTTAAGCTCTTTAACTTTTTTATTTGGTAATCTCTTCTGTTCCTCTTGTTTTTGAGGTGTGTTATTCTTCATAGTGGACGCTATACTAGCAAGCATATCCACTACCTGCTTATATTCCTTTAATGAATCAATGCGCATGTTTGGTGGTTTATTACCCTTAGGATCAAGGAGGTACTTGCGTACTTCTTCTGAGTTCTCAGCGGCAGATACCGAAATTAGATCTGTTAGAAACTCAACCTGTTCGACTGTAGATTTTATTAACCTAGCCTTTACCCTATCGTAAATAGAGTTTGCTAATGTTTCTCGATCCTTAGCCCAACCGTTAACAGCGGCGGTTAAAATAATGCGCCCCAATTGGAATTGAGCATAATGTTTTTGTATCTCCTCAAACGAATAACCGATAATAAACATTTCATACAGCGGAATTGACTCTTGAGCATTTAGAGCACCAAGTGAATCCTTATTAAGATATTTTTCAGCTTCTTTAACCTGTTCAGGGGTTAGGCCATATGATTGTGTAGTGTTTAGTTTCTTTTTTTTCAAAATACTCTCCCCAAACTTCATGCCTGGAAATAAACTTAAGTGTCTGAGCAAGACGCAAAGTACACATGTTTTTATACCTAGCTACAAGCTCTAAGGAATATCCTAGCATAATCATAACAATTATCGACTGCTGATTAGGAGAGAAGGGTTCTAGAATGTTCTCCATCTCTGACACTGGAACTTGACCTATTAACGCCTTTACTCTCTCTTCTAGATCCTCACGGCGTTTCTGTTCCTCAATAACTAAGGATAGATGGTCTTGAGGGTTAGTGTTACCAGTCTCCAATATCTTAACCCAAACGTCTTGACGAACATCGTCATCTTGCGTAATTTGATCAAGTTCTCTAATTATATCAACTACCTTCGACTGGCTCATCTTTATATTCTTTTATGTCCTTCAGCTCAAACGACACAGACCAAGTTGGTCCGCAGTAATCAGTTATGAAAGACCTTAAAATTCCTCCTATATTCAAGTTACCACATCTTTTTAGTAAGAACTTAAGTCTTAGTAACTGAAATAACGATGAACTATCTTTAAGCAATTGAAAGGCGTTATAGGACTTAATGAAGCTCTTTTTAACATATAGAGTGTAGTGTATAGATTTTTTATCAACATCTATAGCGACATCAACAGCTTGTACATCGTTGTGTACTAACGTGCCGTACACGTAGATATTGTTTTTGGCTTCGTCAGTGACTAAGCCATTATTTAACAACCATCGCTGCTGATCAACACGCTCTGAAATTTCAATCACTTGACACTCCAATGTATTTCATAGCCTCTGATACCAAAAGATCTTTATCGATTTGACCTGTATATATGTTACTTATAAAGTCTTTTACCATTAGCGATGTTGAGGTAACCTTGATTGTCTTTTTTTCATTTTTAACTTTATCTGTAAACTCTGTTTTAAAAGAGATGGATAGGTTTTTCTTTGCTGTCGCCACTTCTTTCGACGCCAATAGAGCCTTAACCTCAGCTCGTGGTCCGGTTACAACCACAACATGGTGGTTTTCTTTGTCTAGGGATTTAAGAACCGAATCAGTATCCTTATCCACAGATAAATCAATGTTTGTTCGTTTCCACATTGGAAATGGTGACTTAATGTAAGTGTACTTATAAGTATCAGTATCGAACAACATTACACCTTTTTCCTGGTCAACATCAGAAGCTGAAGAAGCATAAGGAGTTCCAGGATAAATAATCTGAGTAGTTTGGGTTTGTAGTATCTGTCTCTTATGGATATGTCCAGAAATAACAATGTCACAATTAACATCATCCAATGAGATTCCTGATGTAGCTAATTTGAAACCAAAGTCAGCACCAATAAAGGTGTTATGTGAGAACACAATTTTATTAGTCTGTTCTGGCCACCTTTCGTCTGCACATAGAAACGGAATAAACGTGCAGCCGAATAAATCAGCAACAGTGTCAACAATATAGATATTCTTATAACCACTCTTAAACGGAGTAAGAGCGTGGTACGTACTATCGTTAGGTTTAAAATTATCGTGATTACCACGTATTATTACGTATGGTGTAGAGGTGAACATCTTAAGATGTTTAGTAAATTCATTTAAAATCTCAGACCTAATAATAGAATGGTCTGGCATTGTGTCACCTAAATTTACTACTAAATCTGGTTTATACTGTAAAACCAACGACTCAATCCACTTTAAAAAGTCGATAGACATCTTTAAATTTGTATGCTTTAAGTGTGGGTCGCCTATTACTAAAATATTCACTTTAAACCTCTACGTCGTCTTTATCTTCCACAAATCCAGAAGCATCCGTCTCCACTGGTGAATCTTTGTGGGCGTAGCAAGCCTCCATAACCTCTTCTTGTAGATCCTTATTAAGAGATATGTTTGTCCTCGCATCATCTAGACCACGCCCAATTTTAACCTCTCCAAAGTAGATTGAGTTGCCAAAACCCTCTTTCTTGCCGATTATGCCAAGAGCCTTAGCAAGATCAAAAATCTCACCGCCCGTATCTGTAATACCCTTCTCGTAGTGGAAAGTGAACTGAGCAACCCTAGCCGGAACCCCCATGCGGTTCTTGCGGACCTTGATGCGGACTTTGTGGCCCATCTGAGCAGTGCCACCAGCAATTGTGTCGCCTTGTTCAATCACTCCGTTCTTTGTGTCCAGACGTGTAATCTCTAACATAAGATCAGCTGCGTGTTTAAGCGCATGGCCTTCAGTGATAACGTACGGGTTGCGCATAGCCTTCATAGGATCGATTTGTGCTGATACTTGCTGCACAAAAAAGGTCAACAGCTTATACTCAGCTATGACTGGAATGATAAGCTTAAGAGCACTGCTTAAATATTGACTTCCGGAGCCACCCATGATCTGATCTGTTGTCTGCTTACGGATATCCTTTGGATATCTAATAGCTTTAATTGAATCGATAACTATAGCTTTAACTGGTGCTCCATCTTGGAGCATCTCCAGAAGTTCACCGCCTATAAAATCGAATATTTTAAGCGGATCATTTGATTTACGCACAATAAGCCTACTAGAGTCACCACCTAGTTTTTCAAAAAGAGTTACATTAAAAGAGTATTCGCTATCAAACCATATGGCTATAGCTTCTGGATCCCTACGTTGAAGTTCAATTATAGCCATCTGGGCCAATAGCGATTTACCAGCACTTTCAGCGCCATATGCTATATTAACCTTGCCAGGCATGAAACCACGCAAGGCTGTTGCCCAATTAAGCGAGGGGGACCAAGACGGAATAACAGCCGGTTGAGTATTCTTAATTTCAGAAGCAATGGTTCCAAAATCTTTAGTCAATTTTTGCATCCAATTTGTTGCCATATTCTTCTCCTATTTTGTCAGATTTTACATAATTATCGTGAGCCCATAAAGGCTGTAAGTTAGTATAGTGACAAGCTTGTTTAAGTTGATCTGCATCTGTTAAATCAAACGACACTAAAGGTCTAATATGATCTATATGCCAACCATTTTTGCCATAGTTATCCCACGTCATACCCGGTTGGAACTTAGATTCTAAGTGACTTTTTAAGTCTTCAATAGAGCAACCGAGATCATTAACTGCAGATCCTCCTTTTCTTCCGTTTTTAACAGCATTACACAATCTACTTCTAAGTCTGCAGGATAGAATATAATTCTTGTTGTTTTTATTATTGGAATACCATCTTCTAGAATAGAAACAATATTTAGATCTATTTCTCTTACAGTAAAGAGCTGTTCTTTCTTTTGTTTTTTCTGCATTCTTGACGTACCATTCTTTACCCTTCTTAAGACGTCTAGTTCTGACTCCATCTTTTTTATAGAACTGTTTTCTTTTAATAGATAGTTCTTCTTTATTTTTTATATACAGAGTTTTTCCTTGTTTTCTACAACACACCTTACAAACAGATCTATACCCATCTGGAGATGATTTATTTTTAGAAAAATAATTAATATCTTTTTCTTCTAAACACTTAGAACAAGTCTTCACTCTTCAACCTCAAATACAAAGTCTTGTGGATCCTCACTTAACCCACCACTATCGATATCCAGGTCACAAGAGATATCATCAGAACACTGGCAACATAGTCCTCCAGTCGGATAACATTGCCCCAAGAAGATTAAATGCTTTTGTTCAACTGTCATCTTGTTCCACTCTTCTTCGTCTATTTCTAGTTCAAAACGAGCTGAAGCAAAGACTGGAAGCCATGTTCTTACTTTCATTTCATTCCTTCCCACTGACTAGTATAACCATCGTTTTGAAGTAGTTTAACGGCACTTATAGCTTCTTTAAACTCGTTTGTTTTACCCTTCATCAAAGCAACAGTCGCTGTTGCTCGTGCTAAGGTTTCTTTTGCTTGTTTAACGTCTGGATCTAAATCTACAAATGCTTTTCTTGCCTCTACGGTGGGTTTTTCACCTCTTGCTTTAAAGAATTCTCCAGATCTATCTAGGAATGCAATTGCTTCTACTTCTTCTAAGTGAGATTTTGCTTGCATTTCAGCGTGTACAGCCTTTGCAAGCATCACCGTAGAAACGTCATAAGCTATTATGAAATCGCGTAAGTAAACGTGTGCCATCATTTTGTTAAAACCGTCTCCAATATCTGACAACTTACGAGTATACTCTGAAATCTTCCTGAGATCAATAGCGTCTAAACTTTGATTGATGACGGTTATATCGGCCACAGTTATCACCCCTCAAGAAGTTTCTCTGCGTAATCAAAGATGGCATCGTTATCTACCGGTCGCTGCTTCTGAGGTTTAGCTGCAGCTACGGGTGGCTTTGCAACCGCCTTAGGTGGAGGAGGAGCATCTTCATCATCTAGATCATCGTCGGTCTCTGCGGAGAACTTTGTTGTGATCTTTTTTGCTGGTGGAGCCTGTTTTACCGGTGCTGGTTTTACTGGTACCTGCACTGGCTCATCATCGACTTCGTCAGTTTCTTCAGCCTCAAGGCCTTCAACTTCAAACCCCTCTACAACTAGGATAGGATTCTGCTTGTAGATATCTACGAGATTAGATAGCAGGGCTTCCTTAAGATCTTCGTAAGAAACTCTCTTGTAGATGGAAGTTAAATCGTATCCAACCTCATCAAAGTTCTCTACAATGTTATCTGGCAGCGGTTCTTGATCGTCAGCCCAAGAAGTTCTACCTGTTTGCTGGTCACGGATCTTAACTTGACGTTTTTCAACGGAGTACTCAGTCTCCTTATTGCGACCTGTTTTCTTAACATTAAACCATACACCAGAATCATCTGGATTAGAGTTCAACGAAGTTGGGTCTTGGTTGTAGTCTTTTACATACTGCATCATCTGCTTTTTCATCGCGTCATGTGCTGTCTTCTTAAGCTCAAGCAAACCAAGTTCACCAGATTTATTACAAGCATTGTAGATAAATACAGCCTTTGGCTTAATAGAAAAGAGAATTTCATTAAAGATCTTGAGTTTCTCTTGGAGTTTGACCTTAATTTGATCTTCATTGAATCCTTGCTGCTCAAGAGAAACCTTTATTTGTGCCCCAATAGCATCACGTTTCTTCTCAAGCAAACCACAATATTCAGAAACTGGACATGCCTTTTCACCAAAGGAATAGGGAGAAGCATATGGACGCCTACGACCTGTATTGGGATCTGCGAGCCAAGCTACAACCCAGCGATGATACGGGTAACCATTAGATGCCTCACCAAACGGCGGAAGAATACGGAATACGTTATCACCGTCGTTAACCTTATGACGCTTCCAGTCCTTACGTTCTCTAAGTGAATCAGTATTTAGACGAATATTAGCCATTGTGTCCTCCATTGCCTCTCGGCTGAAAAAGATATTGATTGTCTTTCGACAATGATTTTATACATTATTATTATTTATTAGAGTCTATCAGCTTATTCTTTTTAACTTTTTTAGGTTTCAGCTCTTCGCTGTTTGCGGCATCAAGCATTTCGGTGAGAAGTTGATCGTCTGATGCTTCTGTTGTTTCACTAACTTCTTTATATTTAAAGTTAAAAGAATTCATTACCTCCTCAACAAGGTTAGAGTTAAAACCAACAACAATAACGTGCTCACAGTTAAATGGACGACTGCGAATTTTCGATTCTAAATATGATTTTAGAATCTGTGGGTATGTTGCCATAAACATTTGAGTAACGATCTTAGAAACATCTTCGTTAGTCTTAAATGGTACCCCCTGAAAATCAGTTGGAACAATATTGCGATACGGATTAAAGTTCTTATCGTATTTATTACCAAACTCCGAAGCAATCGATCTTAGGTAGTTAACTGTTGTACGAGAAAAACTACCCTTAAAGCGTTCACAAGATTTAATCTCTTCAATAAAATCTGGTTCTTTAATGACTAAATCATCTTCAGATTTCACGCCGTCAAACATATCGACATGTGTAAAGGTTCCCATTGGCATCTCCTTATTTAATCTCACCGATCTTTTGTACCTCTAAAATACCTATCATAGGCATATCTTTCCAGCCTCTTTTTAGTTTTCCACGTATATACACAATAGAGTTTACAGGTAAACGTAATGCTTTCATGTGGTCCCACCATGTACACTCGATATCAATAACTCCATCAGAAACCATGACAGTTGTTTTGTTCCACTGTTTACCTGACTTCTTAGAAATACCCGATTTAAATGATGAGGACTGGAATAGACCTATGAAACCTACTTCAATTTCGTCTTCTTTCTCTAGGATTACGTCCGCAGCTTTAACACTTCCGATAACTGGAACCGTACCCATGAAAAATGGCACGCTCTTTTTGTTTGTTTCTTTAAGTGCTCTCCAACCCTTCTTTAAGATCGGAAATAGAGCAGATTCAGATAGAAGTGTCTTATTAAAACACTTATTAGTGCTACGCTCCATCATAAAGATAGACACAGGATCAACATCGTTTAGATCTGCAGCAAATGGACTTGAACCTCTTAACTGAACATAGTCCTTCATTAGTTTTAGACGAGCCTCATGATATGGGAGCTCCTTATCCATAATGCAGTCTGTTACTCGCCCCCTAATTAAGGCACCAAAGTGACCCGAGTTAACCTTACCTTGTGAAACCCTACTAACAAAATCTTCAAGTGAACTATATGGTCCCTTACTAACGATCTCCTTAATACTAGATGGACCCAAACCTTTTATTGTTGTCAATGGCGCAGCGATCTTATCACCAACAATAATAAACCTATCCGATGGGTTTTTCAACGTCGGAGGCATAATCTTGCTACCGAGAATAG